GTAACGTCTTCAACAAGAGCAGTTGCATCAGAACTCTGTCCTGTAATAGATTGTCCAATAATTTCACTAGGAACAGATGAACCAACTGTCGAACAACGAAGAACTGTTGGTTTGTCCCAATCAGCATCAGAGGTTCTTAACATATATTGGTTGGGGTAGAACACTTCTGCATTCTCATCCAGAAGGATTTTCATAAAGAGTTTTGCACCCTCTCTCGTACCCTTCCGGCGATACAGCTCGCGAATATGTTTTTCTAAATTTCTCTTATCAATCCCCGTAGCAAGATTTGACGGAATACCTTCCATGAACGATTTACGAAACTCTTCAAGAAAGTCATAGATAGTATTATCGATGTCAGCATAGGCCAACAGTTGTTGAATATTCTGTACAGGGTTTGCACGATACTGCGCTACTGTTCCAGACGCACCGGAGGTTGCACCAGTTATAGTCTCACCAGTTTCGAACAACTGTTGAGAAGATATAAACAGTCTTGGGTTTTTGTTACCAAGGTCTTCAACAAGAACAGTTGCCGTTGCATTGGATGTACCGCCCCGAATTGTCTCGCCTTCATCAAACTTACCTGTTGAACCAGAACCAATTTCTGTAACAACAAGTGTTCCATCTTCACCAAGAAGGTTGATAGATGTTTCAACTTCTAATAGAATGTTGTCGATATTAACATCGACTCTAAGCTCACCTGCCTCAAGGAACTGATAATAATGTTTTAGAAATCTAGAAAACTTCGGATGGTCCTCAGCAATGAAGTCGGGTAACTGTCCGTCAATTTGGCTACTGAGTTTGTTTTCTAGAGTTGGGGTCCAAGACAAGTCAAAAGGCGGCATAATTAATAACTCGACGTTGATGCGATACTAGGGGCTGTAGTAAATGTAGAACTACCACCTCCGCTATTAACTGCAATAGTATCTTGATTACCACTAATTGTTGTGTTAAGTGTATCAATCTCAAGTATCTGATTTCTTTTACCCGCAATATCAGTGGACGATGGAATTGCAGTAAATCTAATCGCAGATGATATATTACCGTCTACATTAGATATTGTAGTTATGAAAACAGGACTTACTGAAATCAAACCAGTTGCATAATCAACAGTTCCAGCTGCAGATGAAAAATATGTTCTCACTCCACTCACCAAATAGTAAATGCGAAGATTACCTACGCCGTCGTCATCAAAGAACATCTCATTTGTATTGCCAGAGACGAAGAACCCCGTCGATGCAATAACACCACCAGATGCAGAATTGTGGCCGGAGTGTGGATTGTACAATGCATTTCCAAATTGAACCGTAAATGAATATGAACCAGCAGTATTTGGTGTATAAAGAGAACCTAAAGACACGGTGGTAATATTACTAAGTATCGACGGGTCTGCATCATCAACCAAGCCTGTAAACTGAGAGTGACGAAACACTGAACTGAATACTTTTAGGTTGTCATTATTAAACGAGGTCACAGTTTTACTAACTAAGGACTCAATTGTTTCCTTTGCACTAGATGTTGCGTTAGTATCATATTTGAAATTAACATTGAGAATTAGATTAAGTGTTTCTGGGTCAACAACCACAGGAGTAATAGAGGCAACAGTAAACGGTGCCAAGTTTGTGACCAACTGGGCTTTCTGGACTTCATTCAGATTTAGTCCTGTTGTTGACTTAACACTAATGAATACTTTACCATACTCTGCACTATCTGACACACCAGTAACATCGTTGAACGAACCATCCTCACCGCCCCAGACAGAAACCGCTTGAGTATTTGCGAACAACTGTTTAACATATGTCTTATAATCTTCTGTTGTAACACACCTTCCCTGTGATGCATAATCCAGAGGTGCGTTGTACTTGATAGATTCAATACTCTCTGGTTCTGATCCACCAGCAGAATTTGAAACAGTAACAACATTAACACTATTGACCGTATCGATTGCAGAAGATGAAGTAAACGTACTTGCACCGTTAGCTGCGCCCTTGTTGGTCACAACATATTGCATAATAATAATGTTACCATCTTCTATCGCAGAACCCAGAATACCGTCACCAAAATATATTTCATATTGACCACCCTCAACCTCTTGAATAAAATATACATTCGATGTAGAGGTTAGTCCAGAAATATCTGTTGATTGAGTAAAGGTTTTTTGTGTGGTATCCGTTGCAGAGTTTTGAACCACAACAGAAAGAGTTGTAGTATCTACACGATTATCATTGATTAGAAATCTTTGTTCTACATTCTGAGTGTCAGCAACGTATCTACTTGAAACATAACTTCCTTCATAAATTCTAATATCATCAAAGACAATGTTTGAACCACTATTAAAAGCAACAGATTCAGATATAGTTACAAACTGATAAGATTCATCATCCACACTAGCACCGAACACCGTTCCTGCTGGCATAGTTGCACTTGCATTCGTTGTGTTAAGAAAAATGTCAACAACCGCGTTAGATGCTGTTGCAGAACGAGTTGTGTATCCCAAGGTCTTTGCATGAGAAACCACACTTGACCTCAGTTGAGAAGAGTCAAGGAACATCTCGTTCGCAAGCATGTTCGCATTGAAACCAAGGTAGTGCGTATTATACGCAAGAACATCCAAAAGAGCAGACAGACCAGAACCTTCGAAGTCATAGTCCTTGAACTCTGTCTGATTTCGCATGAAAAGTTTTAGGTTATCCTTAACCTCATCAAAGTCAAATTCTGTTACACTAAGTCGCTGTCTGTTTGCTGCCATTATCGTAATCTCTCTAATAGAACTTCCATGTTGACAAGTTCTGCGGGTGCATTGACAACATAAAACTCAATTGTAACATTATATGTATTGTTATCAAGATTGGGTATGGCTCTAACTCCAACGAGTTTAACCCTTGGTTCAAAGTTCTCAATCACCTCTTCGATCTTCATAGTTAGAACATATGCGGTGATAGGAGTCATAGGCTCAAATAGAATGTCTCTCACACCAGAACCAATTTCGGGATGAAAAGGTTTCTCATAGAAGTTGGTTAGAACAAGATTTCTAACAGATCGTTTGACTGCTACAAAATCTGTCACCCTGTTGATATCGTTTGTTCCCGACTTAGGACCAAAAAACAAATCTATATCGGAATACAGTTGAGCTCCACGGTCTTCACCTTGAAACGTACCATCAGTGTATGCGGTGCCATGTCTTGACATAAGTATTCCTCTTTAGTATTATTTATACATTTTCTGATGTATTATGTTTCATAATAAACTTATTATTAAACTTCCAAACGTCTTTTGCATTGACTCGAAGAAATCGTTTGTTTGTCTCATTTGTATTTGGGTTAGGAATAGTCACCATGACATTCTTACCCCTCTTAAAAGCATCAATCTGATTACTCAAGCGTGCAAGATCATTCTGCAAGTAATCTCTACGAAGTGCTTTACTCACATCCTTGTTTACGTTATTGCGTTCGCCTTTAGAAACTTGTGTCGCCCTTGATTTTTTCTTTCCCATAATATAACTCCTCTATATGTGTTTGTATTTATACTGCAATGTCAGCATCATAATTATCAAGATAGGAATACGATATATACGCTGCGTATCCACCAAATCTTTTATTCAAATTAGCATCCTCATAAAATATATTCATATTATTAATCCTTGCACTAAACTTAGTTTTTTCAATCCATACGTTTCCGTTACCAACCCTTCGGCGACCTAGACTTTTAACACTGGTAACATTGCCGGGATGATCACCCTCAAGTTTGATGGCAGAATCAAATATAATAGAACCATTTTTAATCTCAGGCTCATTAAATCCTAAAGAATCTCCAGAAACTAGAACCATATGTGGACCATACTCAGATTCATAATACGGTGGGCGGCCGGATTGAAACCATTCTTTCATCTGACCAGCAAGAACTGGATTTCCCGCAGCGATACTAGAGTTCGTCGGAGTTATGAGAAAATCTCGGATCGCAAATTGAGGGTATATATAAATTTCTTTAACAGACGTTGGTGAGTGTTGTAATTTTGTAAACTCTAACAGAAAACCATCTGATGTTTTTATGTCTGCAAATTTTACATATTCACGAGCATGTTTAGTTTTATGTATAAACCCGCCGTCGGATACGACATTATTTCCCTTTGTCGGTTCAGCAGCTCTGGCGAGAGTGGTGGTAGACCCACCGCCTTGGACAGAAACTTCTTTTGTAACTTTCGTGACTTTAAATGCTTTAGTATCTTCTTCGGGTGGTGTGGAACTAACAGTATAATCTTCTTTTTTTTGTTTTAGCTCAGCTGACGTTTTTTCAACAGCTGGATTTTGAACCACAACAGATGGAGTTTCGGGTTCTGCCGGTTTGGCTGCTTGTTTTACTGCCGGAGGTTTTTCCACTGCGGGTTCAATGCTTCCTGACTCCTTTTCAAAATTTGGAACAACGTCACATATTTCATTTTGTGCAGTTGCAGCTATAGAAAGAATAGTTTCCAGAGTCAACCCCTTATTTTCAATATCGTCCTTAAACTCTAAAGTAATTTTTGCAAGTGCAATCGCGTAACCTACACTGCCAGGAACCTGAGACAAAAGACTTTCAATTTCTGATTGCAAATTTAATTTAGATAGAGGTGATATTTCAAGAGTTTGCAATTTAGATGTTAATGCATTAATTTCGTTTTGGGATGCTTGAAATGCTGCAGCCGCAGTAGATGCTGGGTCATCCATCTTACTCTCAATCTCTGTCTTTGCATCAACAAGTTTAGATAAGACATTATTGAGTTCAATACTTGCTCCGCACAAATTACCGTTTGAAAAATCTACCATAACTATCCTCCCGCAAACACGTTGGAACTGCCAGCAGCAACAGAAGTGCAACCACTGATACCATCTCCAATTCTACCAGCACCTTTATCGTTGACAAAGACAGTTGATGAACCCGTTGCAATTGGTGCTGCATGTGATGGACAAGGCGAGCCAGGTAATAGGTGTGATGTATTGTTATCACCCTGTCTTGACCATGCAATATTATTCACAAACACAGTTGGCGAACCTACTGCTCTTGCTGGGGCGGAACAGTGTGTAACATCTGCATCACCAATTCTAGTTGCTGCGGGCACGTTCTTTCTCCATCAGTTCTTGCAGTCTCTCATTCCATACTGCCATTGTTTCATGTTGTTCATCGGTGTGATTACCATCTTCACCTTCTGGTTCTGGTGTGTCTGGCATAAACTTGATAACATTTTCAAAATCTTCTGGTATGTCTTCATATTTATCGTAAGTAACCAGTTCTCCATTCACTATAAATTGAAATTCAGACATTAGTTCAAGTCAATCCTTGCTGCGTTAATCTCAGCATTACCTGTAGAGGTATGCGCCCATGTTGTTCCTGTGGTGCTTGTCCATGCAGTACCAACAGTTTGTGTTAGTGTTGTCTCTGGATTGATAGTCATTGCAGCTGCTGACTTCATATTCAATGTGTGACCAGACTTCATACTCATAATACCCGATATGGTTGACTGTGAAAGGTTATTATTCACACTTAATAGATAATCAGAGGATGACGTTATATAGATACCTGACCCAGTTGGATTTGAATCCATCTTTTCACCACCCACGGCAAGTGTATACTGACCAGCAACAATTTCCCACTTGGATTTCTCAGAGTTAATAACAACATCACCACCGATACGACCATTAACATCCTCGTTAATATTGTATGCATGATTACCAACAATCTCCTCCTCACGATTACCGCCGGGGCCTCTAGGATGATCAGCATTTGCTGCACCCACCTTGACACGATGATTCTTGTGTATCTTTTGAAAGAAGTCTCCTTCAATCTCCTGTATGTAGTCCCCCTTGATGAGTTCGCGTACCGAACCCTCAACTGTGATGTTCAGAGAACCCTTGATAACGATGTTCTCGCTACCAATTACAATTTCGTAGTTGTCTCCCATGATCTTTGTGACAACAGTACCGTCAGGGTGTATCTCTTCAAATGTCCCCGCCATGTGTTGACGATACATTCGTTCTGCGCCCGGACTATCATCCACTTCCGTAATGTGACCAGACTCAGACTCGAATACATGATTGTAAGGATATGCGGCAGAGATATATGGATTAGCATCTGCAACAATACCCTTGGGATGAGGTTCTTCCCAAAATCCGCGTGTCTCCTTTACTGCTTGATCTGACACATTGGATAAATATGGTTTGGTTGCAGTTGGAATACCTGTCTTACCACCCTGTGATTTTTCTTTATTTATTGCTGCTAGCTCAGCAGCCTTTCCTCGCGTAGCTAATTTTGCTTTTACCTTTGCAGCAGTCTCAGGTGAAACTTTACCTGATGACAAAAACTTATCTATTGATTGCTGAACGGCTCTAGCTCCTGCATCAGGCGGTGATTTATTGAATTGCGCGGCGAGTTCGACCCATTCCTCTTGACTTGCTGCAACGCTGCCCCATTTTAAAAGAAGTCTTGTTTGTTCATCCTCTGGAATTTCTGTGAATGCTGCAGCATACTCAGATGCACTCAGATTGGCAGTGTCGTTGGCAAGTTTCGAGAACTTACTAGTTGTGTCATCAGCGCTTACGGCCAATACCGTACTAAATTCAAAACCCGCGACGAGATCATCGACAGACGTTTCCGGTGGAATAGACACGTCGCCCCCTTCTACCGCGTCTTTAACAATTTTGGCAAAATTTGAAAGTGTATTCTTAAACGCTTCGCCAGCACCCGCAATAATATCTCCTGACTTATCAACGGGATCACCACGATAATGCCATAGCCTACGACTAATTAGTGAAATATGTGATTCAGAGTCTTTACCGCGAGCAAGTCGATTGGTATCTGGTTCACCAATACTGTGACCACTATGTTTTATTTCGCCGGGGTATGGCCCCATCTTGGGATCGTTTGCAAACCTTTCTTGAGGAGCCTCCTCACCGCGAGGATCATTAAAACCTTTGTTATAATCCGCTGGTGACTCAGGAACACCCGGCAATGAACCCATAATGACAGGTTGCTGTCTGTCAACATCTCGAAAGAAACCAACAACCCACGAACCTTGTGTAAGAAACGTGGGTGTATGACCTAATCCCTGCATAGAAGGATCAGTTACAGGGTGCATCACATGCGCCCACGGTAAGTCAGTAGTCTTAACCTTAGTCAAGTCTTCACTGTGTCGTCCAAGCACACGAACACGGACCCTACCCAACTGAGCAGGGTCATTCCTGTCTTCAACTACACCAACAAACCAACTGAAACCGTCTTTACCCATGAAA